TACTTTATAACCTTCTCTAATTGCTTTAGCAATAGAATTTTTATGAACTCCGACATCTAAAGAAGCCCTAACTGCACAATCATATTCTTTAATAAGAATATCATCTTTATATGCACCTACTTTCTTAGCTCTTGGATTATTACCAAAAGAATTATTTAAATAGCTCAAATCTCTTCCTTTCTGGCTATCACTCATCTTTTTCCTAGTTTCTTCTGATGGATGTCTTCCAATACTTTTAGCTCTAATCTTATCTTTTCTTTCCTGAGTAAATACAATACCTAAGGTGCCGTCACCTCCATCTGTAGCATTATACCCATATTTTGGATCTCTAGTATTATATTTATGAATAAGAATTTTTTCTAAAGTCTTGGCACAAGGTTCTGGCAAATTATCTTTAATTATAATATGTTCAAAATTATCCCAGCCATATTTTGTTATAGCATTTCAAAACGGCTGCTTTTTATAACCAAGACCATTTGCTCATCGTATCTCTGGCTTCTTACAAGTAATTCCAATATATTTCTTACCATTAATCTTGTTTAAATGAACATATACACTATACATATAAATTACCTTTCTTTCTTCGTTGTAATCCTTTAATACTATATAAAGCAATATGCACTCAGTGAGCAGTACTACTTCTTTCTATAAAGCATTCGTCGAAATCAAATTCTTCGATAGCTTCAGCAATCCAACTTTGGAATACTTTCATATTACCATTAATTGGAGATATATCTGCTGCATACCCTGTTAAATGAGCAGAAGTTGAAGATCCTCCCACTGCTTTATTAAGCTCCTTATTCCTAAAACCAGAGGAAATCCTGATGCCTGCATTGCCAAGCTGATTGTCATCACAATACTTTGCCCATCTCTCTCTTATTGGGTCTAAAAGCTTCTCGACCAACTCTATCAGGTGCTCTGTTATACTCTCATCTGGAGTGTTATCTATATGCTTAATTGAAGCAGTATCAGATCTTGTTAATTCTTCGAGTGTGAAATACTTCATTATTTAAGTATATCTTTAATCATAACATATCTATAAAATAGATGTGAAGCCACACCTATTACAAGTAATACTACAGTAATCCAAAAAGGAATTACTTTGATTAGTAAACATATCAGCAGAATAATAACTACTGCAATTACATATTTTAACCAATATTTCATATTATATTTTATTTAAAATTATACTTATCTGTATTCCAGCTCTTCTTAGATGTACTCAAGTATCATAAGGCATAGGTGTATCACAGAATGATAAACCTAAAATGCCAATATCTTTATCCTCAGTCTTTAAATAAAATACTGCTATTTCATTCACTCTGTTGGATTTAAATGCATAATATAATCTTGGATCATCTGCTTCTAAACTATCTATATTACCAAACCATCCATCATTCTTAGAAAACTCTATAATTGAAGTATAGTCAGATAACAGGAAGTCTTTATAATGGCTACTTACAGATCTTATTCCTGGTTTTACTTCCTCTGCATTCATTACTCCATAAGTAAATGGAAGTCCTCCTAATCCAGTAGTTCCATTATGATATTCAATAACCCAAGCTCTATCAGCATTGGTACTTTGAAGCAATTCTTTAAGCTTATATTTAATCTTCAAAGTTGCTTCATTTCTTGCAATAGTTTTAGAATTGTGAGTTTGTTCAATATAGGTTACAACCTTATTATAAACAATAGAGGGATTAAGTGTAATAACCATTACATAGGATATAAATATTAATCCAATCCCTGCTTTAAATATCTTTAGTAATCCATATTTATCAACCCATTCTAATACTTTACCAAACCAATTTAATTTATTTTCCATTACATACTGTCTTGACATAAACCCAGTGTGTTGTCAACTTGGAAATCAGCTCTAACAAACACTCCGCAGGTAATATCTTTGAACTTTTGATAGAATGGAGTATAAATTAAAGGATAAGCTATTTCAACTTCTGGATATAGGTTATTAAAACGATTAATTATATTTTGCAGTGCGAGCATACCTGCTGACTGTTCCTCCAATTGGTTGTTATCAGTCTCATCCCATCTTGATACGAAGTATAGGTTTAAAGAGTAAGTAATAGTATCTTCATCTACACTAAAAGTATTAGGTGTTATATAGAACACATTATACTCAATAGTTGGTAAGCTATTTAACTCATAAATATCTTTACTTCCTACAAAATTGATGTTTGGCTCTTCTAATGCACAAGCTTTTAAATTGCTAATTATCTCATAGTAGGTCATAATTACTTACTCTTTTTATTGTTACTTGAAGGGAAATCATAAGCTCTTTGAAGAGGTCCCTCTCCAGGTTTAACGCTCCATCCTTTACCTCTTGCTCCACCAAGCCAAATATTGCAAGATGAGCTAGAGTAAAGATTGGGAAACATATCCTTTAATGGCTTATATGTATAAAGCTCAGGGAATTCGTTATAATATGTAATTATAAAGTCCTGTAAACGAGTCTTAAAGAAATCCGCCTTATCTCTATAATACTTCTTAATTTGATTTACTTGACTTGCTTCAGCAGCAATATCTTTCTCATCATCAGTTCTCATAACTCCAAAATTACCAAGCTTATAAGATATAGGAATTACTATCTCGCTAAGTACTTGATAAAGTAAATAAGGCTGAACATAATAGTCTAATAGCTCTTTATATCTGTAGTTATCAGAATCATCAATAGAATCACTTGGAAGTGGCTCAGGAGGCTCTATTGGATGAACTGGGGTATGAGGATCAATCCAATTAATACATTTCTTTTGTAATGCTTCCAATAGCTTAGTTCCAATTAATGACTGAAGCTCAATATCTTGTGCAAGTTTAATTGCTGACTGAAGATATTTACCAGAAACATTATTGTCTAGATTAGATTCTGATTTTATATAATCTTCAGATATTAATAGTACATTTCTATATTCCATAATAATATTTATAATTTTTGCAGGGTTTATTTTTTCTACAAGATCTAGATATACTAGAAGAATCTACATTATTCTTCTCTCCAGCTTCCTTAGCTGATTTATACTCACAAATAAAATTACCATCTAAATCATACTTATATACTTTTTTGCACTGACGTTCTGAAATTAGTTGTTTTTCTTTATCTGAGAGTTTCATACCTTTATTTCAAGGAGTTTTGCCTAATCTTGCCTCCCTCATTTTACGCTTGCTTTCATCTGAATGCTGTTTACCATAAAATGAGTTATTTTCTCCTGATCTTATAATTCTAAGACTATCTTTATAATCTTGTGAAAAAGAATATCCACAAGTACCGTCTCCTCCATCAGTTAAATTATACCCATATTTTGGATTTCTAGTATTATACTTATAAATCAGAATCTTTTCTAAAGTCTTAGCACAAGCTTCTGGAAGATTATCTCTAATTATAATATGCTCAAAATTATCTCAACCATATTTTTTAATTGCTCTGCTAAAATAAAGATTATTCTTGTAACCTTGACCTTTAGTTCCCCATCTATTATTTAAAGTAAGTGATGTTATTCCAAAATATAATTTATTATCAGCTATATTCTTATGGCAGTACACTGTATAATTATTCAACATTTTCTGCATTGTCTGACATTCCTTTTGGAGTTAAACTAAATGGTTCAATAGTAATACTATTCTTAATGCCGAAGATTTTATCAAATGAGTCACAAATTTCTGATTGTATTGGGCGTACAAAAGTACGATTATATAGCTTAAATGCTTCATTAAACTCATTTTCATTAAATCCTGAGCTATAGTTTAAACCGAACAACGAAGGATTAGCTCTGAAGGCACAGAATATTTGATCTCTGGTTCTCTCAGATAATGATTGATATTTCTCATCAAAATCATCAGAATCTAATCTTTCAATAGTAGTCTTATTTGCCTCATCTGCATTATATGAAATCAATATTCTGCCAGCATTCTGATAACCAGAGAACTTCTCATTAATATTCCTCTCAATCTCCTCTCTAATTTCATCTGTAGGTTCCCCATTATTAAAGTTAATAATAAGATTACCCATAAATCCATTATTGATGTTATTTAAATGGAATTCATTAATATTTTTCTCAGTTTCGCAAGATAAAATAGCAGCCCCATAAACAGGAATAGGATATACTCCTCTTGTTATATAACCTTTATTATAAAATATACTAGCTGGATTTTCATCCCCAGCTCCAAATTTTGGATATTTTATAGCTTTTAACAGACCAATGCTGTCCAATCAGTTGCATAATATAATACATCATTCTTTTCGCTTGACCTTACATTCATAAAATCAATATGATAGATTCTCTGCAACTCTTCCAAGCATATCTCTAATTACTTGGATAGCATAACCTCCAAATATCATCTTATCAATAGTGATTTTTCTCATTATGTCAACTATTGTTTCACCTTTCTTGTTTACAACTACTTCAAATCCTGGAGCATTACATTTAACATCGTTACCAACAATAAAGTCAGCAGAACCATTAATAATGGATTGGAGAGTGGCAACATTTAAATATAAATCCCATAGATATAATGGATATTTATTATCTTCTCCTCACATTATCATATCAGAACCTCTTTTCCTTGTTTCCGTTGGAAGAACGATGTTAGATTGAATAAAAGGATCTAGGGCTGACATCATTATTTTACTTTTATTTTCTTTCATAAGCTGTGTATTTTGATTGATAGTCATATTGGTATTTATTATTATCATAATTACCTACCCTCATTAAACCTGAGCTTAGTATGCTTATGGGAGTACCAGCTACAAGTATCTCTGTTCCATTTGTGAGAGTATTGGAATATGTAATTAATATTACAGGATTACCATACAATTCACTTCTATAAATATTATTAGTATCAATGATTATATCATACTTATTAGGATTTTCAAATAAGATATATTGATACTCTCCGTCATCCATATCTTCTAAAGTTATATCAAATTTATAATATATATTTTCAGAATAATTCTGATTATTTAAATTATAAATATAAATTTGTTTTGTTACAGTATGCTGAAGAACAAGACTATAATTCATATTTTCAAATATATTTTTTATATGTGGGAATTATGCCTCTTAAAGCATTATATACACCACTTCTTGTAAATTCATCTTCTAGCTCTCTAATTCTACTATATTTTTTAATTAGTTTTCCATCTAAATGAGTATCTGAGAATATATTTATATTTGGGATTTGGCCTAGTCTTTCAAGCTTCTTTCATAGCTTGTTTACATTCCTCACTTCTTGATTTTCCATATAGAGGATGAAATTCTCCAGATCTACAATAATTACTAGTATGTTTGCCGTAATTTGGATTCTTTTCTCCTCTTTTTGCTTCAGACAATCTTTTTCTCGTTTCCTCAGTTATTATATGTCCAAATCCACCATCTCCTCCATCTGTCATATTATATCCATTTATTTTAGAATTAAATAAATTAATATATTTCTTTTCAGCTTCATCTAATTTTCTATTTAATAAACTTTCTGAGGTACAACAAAATACCTGTATAGTTTCGATAATAAAATTTTTATCTCCATATTTTCTAATAGCTCGACTTAAATGATAATCCAAACCAGATTTTGCTTTCAGTTTATGCTCAATGAACCTACGTTTAATATCTCTGGTAGTTTTTCCAATATAAATCTTATTGTTTATTAAATTAGTTATTTTATAAATTGTTCCACTTTGCATAATTTTTACATTAGTTTTACATATCTTTTTCTTAAAATATAAACCAATTTACTAATGTATTAAAATAATTAAAGGAGACCTAAGCCTCCTTTAATGTCAAGTTTTTTACTCACTCAAAGTACTAAGAAAAATAAAAACTGACAAAAATTATGCTGACGCTAAAGTTCAGTTTTTAGATGCAGCTAATGATTTCTGTTCCTCAGTAAGTGCATTATAAACATCTGCTGCAAATTGAATGGTTTGAGATACTTCTCCAGTTAAATCAGCAGCTTTATTTAGAATGTTATCAATAGCTGAAGAATTAAGACTTGGCAGTTTACTTAAATCTAAATACGTTTTTAACCCTACTATTCCTCCCATATCAGTTATATAAGTATTATCGGAAGACCAGCTATAAAATGGCCAATTAGAAAAGTTTTGTCCTGCTGCACTTATACTTGTAACATCTCATTCAGGAAGTTCAGTTATATTATCAGGTAATTGTTCGTAGAATCCTCCTATTTTCATATTAATTACATTACCCGTAATATTAAATTTCATAGTTGGCAATATTGTCACTCTATCTTTTTGAACTCCATTAAACATACCAGACATATTAATTGAACAACTTGATCTAGAACTATTAAACTCAATTTCATTTACATTAATAACAGAGTATGCAAAAGTACTGGTAAAACTAGAATTAACATTCTCTTCAATAATAAATTTTTGAATTATTGGAGAACTGTCTTGTATTTGAGTATTATAAAAAGCAAAGTTAGCATTACTACAATATATTTCTGCTGGAAATAAAATATCAGAACATTTAATTTGATAAAAAGTATACTCTAAATTATAATTCAAAATATTAAATAGACTATTTAAATTTATTGTTATACCATTTAAATTTGCGTCTTGAAAAAAATTCATTTTGTAAGAACTAGTATCATCAAATGAATATGTAACATTATCATATTGTTCTTGTGACATATTAGAAATGCAAGTGTTAATCCATAATCATTTAAATTAACCTTTCCTCCACCACCTCCAGAAATCTGTCCTATCTTATCTGCATAGCTTCTAAAGGTATCGGTAATCTGATACATGCAACACCTTTAGCTACAATAGCATCTTTAATGGCACTCTTAGTACCTTCAAGATACGTTAATTTATCAGAAATTGTATTTGCCATATTAGATTACTTCACCATTAATTGTATCAAGAGTAGTTGAAATATTACCAATCTGAGCCTGAATAGCTGAGATTTCTCCATCTAACTCTGTCATCTTTGTATTATATGCATCTGTAGTTACATAGTTTGATAACTCACTTTTATCTGCTTAAGATTCTTACTGATGATGCTGGTACTGTAGATGTAACAATTGCTGGAACATCTGCCTATACTGACATTATGGCAGTTTATAATGCAATTCCTGAGAAGGTTCTTGATGGTGCTTCGATTCTTGTTGGTGCCGATATGTTCCGTAAGTTCGTAAATGAACTTGTTGAGAAGAACTATTTCCACTATAGCGGAGAGAGCCTTGATGGTGAGATTTATCTTCCTGGTTCACAGGTTAAGGTTATTGCTGTTAATGGTCTTAATGGAACTGATAAGATTGTTGCTGGTCAGTTAGACAAGAACTTCTTCTATGGTGTAGATATGATGAACGATGAAGAGAAATTCGAATTGTGGTATTCACAGGATTTCCGCGAGTTCAGATTAGCTATTGAATTTAACGCTGGTGTACAAGTTGCTTTCCCTGACGAAGTAGTATTAGGCGCCAAGGCTTAATTTCAATAGATTTTATTAACTTATAAATGATATTGAAATTATGGCTTGTTTAATAACTATCGCAGGAATCACACTTGATTGCCAACCTTCATTAGGTGGTATCAAACAGGTATGGATTACCCAGTATGCAGATGTTAAGAGTGTAACGGTTGATCCTGAGAGCAATATGATTTCAGCTATTACTCTTGAGTCTTCAGCTAAATGGTATAACTACCAATTTAGAAAGGCTACTGGTTCTCTAACCTCAACTTTAAATGTAGATGAAAGTGCTGGTGTTAATTATGTAAGTAATGAGCTTGCTCTTGTATTTACAAAGATGGAAACAGCAAAACGAGTAGAGATTGCAGCTTTATCAATTGGTCAGCTTGCAGTTGTTGTTGAAGATAGCAATGGTAAGTATTGGTTCTTAGGTAAAGATGATTATGTAAGCGCTTCCGCTGGTACGGGTGTTACTGGTACTGCTAAAGGTGATCAGAATGCTTATACTCTGACACTTTCAACAGATTCAGATTCTTATCCTTATGAGTTATCTGCAGAAGCTATCCAAAGCGTTGTAGGTGCTTAATAACAGAAAGAGGGGCGAGTATTAATTTACTTGCCCCTTATTTTGTTTATATACCACATAATGAATAATTTATATTTTATAGAAAAATAATATGGCAAACGAAACTGAAAAGACAATTCTTCCCTATCTTAATGTCCTTGAAGTCGAAACAATAGATAAGTCAAATGTGACTAAAGTTATTGTTATTGACAAGGATGATGAAGTTAAGGTTATGGATGGTTCTCAGTTAGGATCAAGTAACTATCAAGATCTTCAATTTAAGCCTGAAATCAATGGGGTTGAATTAAATGGAAATATTCCTTCTAAAGAATTAGGAATTCCTTCTATTGAAGATGTTGATAATCAGATTACTGAGAAACTAGCTGACTATCCAACTAAAGAAGAGGTAACTACAGAGATTACTGAAGCCACTGCTGGAAAGCAAAATACACTCGTTCAAGGTGACGGTATAGTAATTGAAGAGAATACTATTTCTGCAGATTATAATACTATTCGTAACAAACCATCTTTAAATGGAACTGAATTATCTGGAGCAGCTTCAATAGTACCTGCCATTAATATTCAATCAGTCCCATCTAAAGTTACTTTAGCTCCTGTATTTGGTAATCAAACTGGAGAAGCAGTTGAACTTCCAATATATAATACAGAGACTAATCAAGCTGGTATTGTTAATGGTCCTCTATATGCACAATTAGCAGATAAATATACTAAAGCTGAAATTGATGCTTTAAATACAGCTATTAATAAATAGCAGTACCTTGTCTGTCACCTACATAAAATGTTTTTAAACCATCTCTAATATTCATATTATTCTACAATTAAATATTGTGTATTAGGATCTTTAGTTGATAAACCATCATACTCTGATTGAGTTAGAACAGTAATAGTATTTATTTGAGGTTGGGTTCCAGTTCCAGCTTCAATATAGTTTCCAGCAGGCTGAATACCTAAATCTGATAAACTCTTATTGCCAGATAACTCAACAGAATTAATCTGAGGTTTATTTGTTAACTGAGTATAATCGGTAGTCCCTCCACTACCAGATATTTCAAGATTACCTTCTCCTAAAATACTTTCACCATTAATAGTCTTTATATTAGTCCCAGAGACTAATTGCTCCTGATAACTATGATAACTAGTATCTGCTGATACTCCAGTTGGAGTAATAGTAGTTTGAACTACAGTATGATTAGCTGTAGTACTTTCAAAATGGAAAGTAGCTTGAATATTTTCTCCTGAAACAAAACATACTTCTGGAGCTGCTATATCACCATAACCTAGAATATTTACATAATAAAGCTCAAATGGTGTTTTATTAGCTATAGCATTCTTAACAGCAGCGAAATCTCCAGAAAGATGAGCAGTGGAATTTATAAATAGAAATGGAATATTAGAGCCAACTTTCAATTTCTATATTACCTTCTCCAAGTAAAGACTGACTATTGATTGTTTTGATATTAGTTCCACTTACAAGTAAATCTTGTTTAGTAGCCATCTCTTTATCAAGAGCATCAATCTTGTTTCCATCTTCTTCTTGCTTTGTTTTAATAATTGATATGTCTGAAGTATTAGTTGCTTACTTGAGTAGATAGAGATTCTACCACAGAAGAATCAGCTTTACCAGCAAGTTCTGTTTTTGTTGCATAATCTCCTACAGGCTGTTTAGTAGCAAGCTGCTCATCAACATAAGTCTTATCTGCTTTACCTGCTAAATCTCCAGAAACCTCTGCTTCACTTACAAAGTTAGAATCATTAGTAAGCTCACTAATTTTAGTTGGAATATCACTCTTTAAAGCATAATCACCAACTGGTTGGTATCCAGATAATCTACAGATAATTGGGATTTATCTTCATTAAAAGCTAATGGAGCTTGTGGAGTAAATACACC